CATCAGCTGCGGCACCCAAAACGTCGGCGATTTTGTTCAAAGAAACCTGTCCGCCGGCTGTTTTCAGCTGGGTAACGGCATCAATGACATCTTGTTCGCTGGCAGTTTCGGCCAAACCTAACAGCTGAATGAGTTCTGCAAGTAAATCCACTTGTTTGTCCTCCTCATTGTTAAGGTTAGATTTATTGAACGCTTGAAGTTCAAGGTTCGGGTAATTTGTCAGACCGGCGCAGGTCAAGGCGATAACATTGCCTTGTTTGTCATGCGTAAACACGGGTGACAAATAGCGATATTCCCTGTCGGCAACGGCCTTTTCGGCGCGTTTCGTCCATTCGACTTTTCCCCACAGCCCTTCTTTGCCCTTGTTGATGAGCTGCTTAATCCAGGCAGCGGCCGGAGCCGGTGCGCCGTTCTTATCAGCAAAAAGGGTCTGATGTTCGTAATCGATGACCAGATCGAGCTTGTCGGAATCGGAGGCGGGATTGTACCGTTTCAGGGTATTGGCTATGACGGCAGCCACATTAAACATAGAGAATTTGCGGCCGTCGCGGCCTTTGATTTTGCCATAGGGGAGCAGCTGAACTTCATCCGGAACGGGATTGTCCGGCTTAAGTTCCAGCCGCAGGGAATTAATAGATATGTCAAAACGTGTATCAGTCATGCCTTCAACATAGGCCGATACAGCTTATTTAAAAAGCCGGACTGGTGTCCGGATTGATTGTCTTGAGGAATTGGTTTAAACAAAACCTAGTTAGGTTTTGTTACAGGTGCGCATACTTTTATTTTATTTATCGATTTTAAAGGGGGTTTAAACGGTTTGTGGTTTGCCTTTTTAGACTTCATGTAACTTTATCCGAAAAAAACGTTTTCGATGAAAACAGGGGGATTTTTCGCGTTTTTCATTTTTCTTCCAAAAAAGTTGGTTCCGTTTCGGGAAGTTTGAAGATACGATTATTTTTTTCGGGCAGTATGTCACAAAAAAAGGTATCTATTTCTTGTTCTAAAAAAACTGCAACGTACCATAGCAGCGAGGCCGGTATTTTTTCGGCGCCTCGTTCAAATCTGTCTAAAAGCGGCTCGGATATTCCAAGTTTATCAGCAAACGCCTGCCTGCTTAAACAGGCTTTTGCCCGTATCAGAGCAATACGACGGCCTAAATAAATATCAATCGGGTTGGGAAGAGTCAAAAAATTTGCGGGCTGAATGTCTTCTTGAGAGCTGTTGTCTTGCATGAATAAAACTCCTTAAATTTCTCCACCTTTCAACTCCCAAAGGTGGAGGAGTTTGATCTACTGCGAGACAGTAACAACTTATTTGTTACATAAATAACTTATTCGTTGTACTCCTCCGTCAGTTTGACGTACGAAGTAACAACGATTTTTCTACATAACTCATTGTTATATTATTCTCGCGGAAGATCAATTCCGGTAGAACATAATAATTTACGACAGCTGAGTTAGGCTGTCAGGCATACTATAAAAGAAAAGGACTAAGAATCAATTAAAAAATTATTTGATTTTGGACTTGTTTGCTTATATAATAAAAATAACGGATATGTAAAACACGGTGAAACTGGAGGCCGTAGGACACCTTTAAGGTGGTTCGCGTGCAGAAGTGTCCAGCTCTGCTGCATATCCGTTAATTTATTTTAAATCACAAATGTTTGGGAAACTCAATTTGTCCTGATTTACCATCAAAAAATAAGTCATAACATTGTTTAGCATAGGCTTGATCTTGGGTATCCTTAATATAAAGGGCAGCAGAAAACAAATCCGGTGTACGAACCAGCTTAATATTTTGGAGTTTCGCAATTTTATAAACGTGCTGACCAAAATATTCTTGATCCCGTTGCTCTGGAGGCATAGCTGTAAAAGCGTTACCAAACAGTACTGATGAAATTGATAGATTTTCTATGTCAACATCATTTTCTGTAATATACGTTGCGGTATGTGTATGAAGTTGATTAATTTTTTTATTATTAACCGTTCCGTTAGAAGCACCTTCGGCTTCACCAATTAACAAAAAGCCGGGATTATCATTTTCGCTGCAAAGTACATCAATTTCGCAATTATCTGTCGTATAAGTATGAGGATTAATAAAACCTATAAGTTCCATTGCTTCTAAAATACCCTTTTCTAACTCATGGCTCTGCCCATATAATAGAGTTTTTAGATTCTGTTCTTTTTCTATAAGTTGATTCGAAACTTCAATCTTTTGCAAGGCTTCATCTATCTTCTTTTGATTCTCGGAAATTTTATTTTGCTCATCCTTTTCAGTTCTTGATAAATAATCAGGGTTGTTTATTACCCATTCTGGCTGTTTGGAAGCTGATCTTGAAAAAAATTCATTATATATATCGTTCAAGAGTTCTCGGTATTCTTCCCTCTCGGAAGCCCGATGTAAAATATTAAACTCAAACATCGGCAAAAACAAATAAATATTATTATGTTTTTCATCCTTATAAATTCCACCTAGTTTATTCTGTTTATTTTTTGTAAAAAATATAGGCGTATAATTTTCTTGGTTCATATATACGTGGAAATAGAATAAGTTACGTGATTTAATCCATTCATAAAGAGCCTTTATAGAAGAATTACAATTAGCAGCCCAAACCTCATTTCCGGCACAATTTTCTATTTTAGCGCTATTTATGCAAGGCACAAAATTGTAATTATAAAAATATTCTTTTACTTCTCCATATGAATTTACCGATGCTATTGTTCTTTTAGCAAACAAGTTAATAATGATTAATTTATTGTTAACTTCGGTTAATCGTTTTTTCCAATACTCAAAATTATTCCAACATTCTGAATATTCTTTATTTTCTCCCAAACTATATGTTTTATCCTCAATAGGTGTAGGATAAACGTTAATTATTTCATATTCGTCTAAACTGGCTCTCGTATTAAAATCAATGCTATCGTAAAAAAATTTAGCTCCTATTGAACACATTTTTAAATCTGTCATCTCTAAATCTCCATTATTAGAATAATATTAAAAATTATAACTTTAGGCAAGCCTATTTTAGGCGAGTTCCTTTGGTAATTAGTTTGCGTAATTGACGATCTTCTGCCAGATGATAAGTCTGTGTAAAGATTTCTTTACCGTTACGGGTAACCTTAACTGCCAGCCAATAATTTTTTCCGGAGATTTTTTTTACCGCAACAACGGTTTTTTCCGTATCTTGAACCAAAATATCGTAATCTTGTAAGACTTTATTAATCTGCAGATAATCATCCAGTTGCAAATCCGGATGGTGTTTCTGGTTTTTCAATAAGGTTTCATCAGACAGGCAGCAGACAACGGTTTCCGCTTTTAAGGCCTGTTTAATCCGGTCATCCACAACGCCCACTGCAAAATACCCCTGAGGATTTTTATAAAAATCAGCAAAATCATCGCTGCGCACAAGGCTGTTAATTGCAGTACGAGCGATGTCCGGATTAATTTTTTTAAGTTTTTCTGCCACTTGTTCACGCGCTTTTACCCTTAAATTGGCAATTCCGACATTGTAATCAAAGCCCGGAGCAATACCGACCGGAATGCGCTTGACCTCTCCGGTGGCTTTATTTTCCCAGTTTTGGTAAGCGATTTCCGGAGATGAGGAAACGCTCCAGCCGTTACGTCCAAGGCCTTCCCGGCTTAGCTGCTGCACGCTGCAACGGCAATGCCAGCCGTTCGGCGGATAATGCGTTGTCCAGAATGGATCGTCAACCGGCAAAATCAGATTATACCACTGCCGGTGTTCGGCTCTGGTCTTTTCATCCAAAACGCAGACATAGCGCAAATACGGCCGGGATTTTTTGCGCCGCTGGATCCGTTCCCATCTACCGGCCGCGTAAGAGGTACGAAGATTGGTATCGTAAATGGTGCGTAACCGGCGCGGTGAACCGAGCTGAACGCCGTCTTCCGCCTTGCCCCACCAGCCTTTTTCCTGCAATATCGGCGTCAACCTATCCTGAAAAGTCTTCAACGTGCTGCCGTCGGCAATGGCTTTGACGACTTCGTCATAGACGTCGTTGACAATATCGGCATAAGTAGAACGGGCGACCGTAAAGTAGCGGGCATGTTCGCCGTGCCAGAGGTCTGTCCAATGGTCGGTCGGTTTCAGCTTTTTACGCTGCAAAAAAGCCAGGACTTCTTTGGGAATAAAGTTATTCGCCATTGCCGCCCCCGATTAAGCGGGCTGCCATAGAGTTTTTAGCCAGGCTTTCTGTCAGTTCGTCAGGGGAAACATCCAGCTCGGCCAGCTCCGACTTCAAGTCTTCCAGGCTTTTGCCCTCTTTCAACAGCCGGGCAATCAGTTCTTCGATTTTCTTTTTGACCGGCTCGACTTTCGGCTGCCAGTCCTTTAATTCGTCGTCGCCCAGCTCGTCAATAAAGTCGTTGACCGGCTGTTTAACTGCGGCTGAAGACTTGTTTAACGCCTGATTAAATGTCGGAAGCTGGGAAAATCCGTTAATTTGTCCAAAAACGTCCTCTTCGTCTTCCGGGGCGTTTAACCCGAGCTTGGCTCGCATTTGTTTTGCTGAAACCGTAAAGCCGTACGGCAGCAGCCGGGCAACGCTTTCGGTCAGTTTTGACGTGTCTTCAGTTTCCGGATTGCCGATATGCAGCTTCGGATAAGCCTTTTGCGGTCCGAAATTCAGCTCAATCATCGGCCGGATCAGGTCACGGTTTAAGACGGCGGCCAGCTGGCGGGCGTCGGAATTGGCAATATCCATCCGTACTTCATTGTGTTCTTTGCTCACCGCATGTCCGCCGGAAATGGCGTCGGTGGTTGTGGTCTGGCCCAGAACAATCTTAGAAATGGCATGATCGTAATAAGCGGCATGATCTTTGAAGGCTGTGCCGCCGGCGCTGGTTTCGTTCTTGATAAAGTCAATCATCATGTCCTGGGGGACGACGGCAGCCGCATCGGCACCGAGATTGAGAACCGCCTTTAAAAGGTTGCGTTTGTCTTTCTCTGTCGCATTTTTGCCGTATTTGCCGACCCTGAGCGGGTGGCCGTAGACTTCCAGGAAAGAAATCCAGTTTTTAAGCGAAAAGTTTTTGAACAAGTATGCCCAGGCAACGCCGCGAATCAATCCGCCCCGGATATCCAGCCCGGATTTGGCTTTGATTGTCGTGTATATATATTTAAAAGGCGCCAGCTCCTTATAGCCACCTTCCATTTTTAACAAAGGTTTGGACAGGTCGTTTTGCTGAAAGGCAATCCAGCGCGGGTCAACCCAGTTTAAAGATTTCGGCATCCATTGGCTGCTTGAGGTTTCCCAGACAATTTCGGTAACCGAAAAACCTTTGCCGACCGCGTCCAGCATATCAAAAATTTCGCTTTCCAACGTATCACGGGTTAAAAAGCTTTTAACAAAATCGGCCTGAGTGGTTGCTGCCGGCGTGTCATCGGCCGGTTCAACCGAGATGTCCAGCTGCGCGACAGTACGTTTGCGGGCGTTTAAGACGGTTTGATACTGGAGGTCTTTTTCTTCGATTTCTTCGGCAAGTTCCATTAACTCTAAAATGTCGCCTTCACCGGATTCTCTTAAAATCCGGGCCAGTTTTACCGGTGTCAGGTTAGTGCTGGGGTTGGAAGTCAGCTGGTCACGGATGCCGAATATAGGCTTACTGGCCTCGGCAGAAGTTAACAACATTTTATTTAAATAGCTTTTAATAACGTTAAACATCAGTAGGTTCCTTCGGCAAATTTAAAGTTTTTTTCCTCATCGTCATCAACCAAATCTTTAGCTGTCAGACAGCCTTCATAAACCGGAACGCCTTCCTTGCTCATGGCGTATATGCCCAGGACAAAAGCAACGCAGCTGTCGCCGTGCCGCTTGTTGCCGTGTTCGTCTTTCGTCCGGATCTCGGCGACTGTCGGCACGCCTTTAACCAGTTTGACCACCTTAAAATCGTTCAGAATGTTGGCGTTTCGCGGCAAGCTGACCCGTTTTTCTTCAAAATAGGCCTTGGCGCGCGGCATGTTTTGACTGTACCATTGTGTTGTCAGCATCACTTCTTCAACCGTTGCGCTGCCGTATTTTTGGCAGGCAACTTCCGCCAGATAGGAACCGTTGCCGCGGGCGTCATAGGCGGAAAACCGGAAAAGCGGCAGATGTGACGTGATATAATCGGCAATTTGCCATTGCTGTTCGTGCGGCATATTGCGAATTTCTAAGACAAACGCCGTTTTAAGATTAAGCCCCGCGTCTTCCTGCAAAACCGCGCAAACCGACAGATCGCCGGAACGTCCGAAGTCGTAACCGAAGCCTGAAGCCAGATTCGGGTTCATTTTTTCAATAACCGGCTGAAGATTGTCTTTTATCCAATCGTTAACAAAATCAACCCTTTCAGCCGACGGGGCGGCGGTAAATTCAGGCTTAACCGTCAGTTCCAAAACCGGCATGTC